CCCCTTAGTTATCGCCGCCCTCCTAAATTTTTCCCCGGGGGGACCTTTTGGCTACGTCTTTCAGGGGCGCCGCATGGTTTAACACTTACAAACAGGTGTGGTGGCTCCTGTTCTCCTTTCAAGTTTAAGACTATATACTTGCCTATAATATTATTCTCCTTTATATTGTTAGGCGCCCTTGAAAGATGTAACCAATAGGTAAATTTCTAACGAAAGGTTATGGTACAATGGTTCATACAAATGGTAAACGTCAGGCCCCAGCAACAACTCCTAAAGCTCGAGAAGAGCAAGTCATTGCTGCCGCATACGATCTTGCCGCGGATCAGATTTTAAAAGGAACCGCATCATCACAAGTATTAACACATTTCTTAAAAGCTGGATCCGAAAGGGATCGACTTGAGAGAATTAGAATTGAACAAGAGAATGAACTTATAAAAGTTAAAATTTCAAGTATTGAAAGTCAGAAGAAAGTTGAGGCCATGTATTTAGAAGCTCTCAATGCAATGAAGACGTATAGTGGGCGAGGCGATACTGATGAAGAGGACTTATAGAGAACTCTCAAGATTAAAAACTTTTGACGAAAGATTTAGGTATTTACGTTTATCGGGAATTGTTGGTAACGCAACATTCGGTTTTGATAGGTACTTAAATCAAATGCTTTACACCTCAAGAGACTGGCGAGAAACTCGAGACAAAGTAATACTTAGAGATGGAGGACTTGATCTAGGTGTCGATCCAATAAATAGACTTTTATTGGTACACCACATAGAGCCTTTAACGCCTGAGGATCTCGAGTATAATTCGCCAAAAATTTTTGATCTCGATAATTTAATAACGACGTGCGATTTAACCCACAAGGCTATCCACTATAGCAATGACGAATATTTAGGAAGTAGACAAGTTGTAATTAGAAGACCTAACGATACGATTCCCTGGAAATAGGAGGTGGTTACATTATGGAGGAAAGTATACTTTTAACTATTAGAAAACTCTTAGAAGATAATAGTGAAAACTTTTATGATGAAAATATTATCATAGGTATCAACACAGCGTTAATGGAACTTAACCAAATAGGGATAGGACCTGATACGGGATTTATGATTACTGGCGAAGGTGAAACATGGACCGATTTGATCGGAGAGTACAAAGACGTTGCGTCAGTAAAAACATATGTACACTTAAAAACAAAATTACTATTCGATCCTCCGGGAACATCTTTTGCGCTTGAGGCAATGGAACGAATTCTCGACAGGTTAGAATGGAGACTCAATTCTCAAGTCGAAGTCGGAAGGAGTAGTACTGTATGAATGACCAATTAACAACAGAATTTCTAGAACATTACGGCGTCCCAGGGATGAAGTGGGGCGTCAGGAGAGGCTTATCATCCATCTCTACCGCAATCTCTAATCGACGTAAGGCGCAATTAGATCGAGCAAAAGTTAAATTAGCTAATGCAAAAGCAAAAAGTGAAATAGTTAAACTTACCGCAGATGCTAAGCTTGAGAAAAGTAGAGTAAAGAATTCAATAAAATCAGAGTCTCTCAGCATTAAGACACAAAGTAAAAAACTAGATGATGCTAAACCTGTTGCTACCGCTAAGAAATCTATAAAAGATATGAGCGATGATGAGTTACGAAAAACAATCGCGCGTATCCAAATGGAGCAGCAGTTAAGTGCCCTTACTGCACCTCAGAAAAGTATGGGTAGAAAATTCGTAGAGCAGATATTAACAGATGCTACTAAGAAAGTATTAACTGCACAAACGGCTGCCGTTATGACGAAAATGATTGGCGGAGCAGTTAACGCAACAAAAGCTAAAGATACTACTGGAAAAAAGTAAATAGTACCACCCAAAATAATTCTAGTCCTAAACAAAAGTCGTCCACCACCTCGACTAAAAGTTCTACCGACCACTCGTCAAAAGTAAACAAAGGAAAGTCTTTCGTAGATGACATTATAGATGTCGAGTGGACAGAAGTTGTCGAACCTCGTCGATCGTCAAGTAACAATTCAGTTATTGATTCTCGATTTTGGTTGACGGGTTAAAATATGTCGCTATCCAATACCGCAGTCCCTAAGTATTATGGTCAATTCCGCCAGCAGGTATTAAATCAAGAGATACCCGTATGTAGAGAAATTTCTATGGAGATGAATCGCATAGATGATTTAATAGCTAACCCAGGAATATACTATGATGAGAATGCGATCGAAGGTTTTGTCAAATTTTGCGAGAATGAATTAACCCTGACCGATGGTGGCGATTTACATTTATTAGACACATTTAAATTGTGGGCAGAGCAAATATTCGGTTGGTACTATTATGAACAAAGAAGTGTTTATGAGCCTAATCCTGATCACCACGGTGGTAGGTATGTTCAGAAAACCGTATTAAAACGTTTAATTAAAAAACAATATTTAATCGTAGCGCGTGGATCAGCAAAGTCAATCTACGTGTCGTGTCTACAGAATTATTTTTTAACAGTAGATACAAGCACTACCCATCAAATTACAACAGCCCCTACGATGAAGCAAGCAGAAGAGGTTCTATCCCCTATAAGAACATCTATAACTCGAGCGAGGGGACCTTTGTTTAAATTCTTAACTGAGGGTTCTATTCAAAACACTACCGGCTCCAAAGCTAATCGTGTTAAATTGTCGTCTACTAAAAAAGGTATTGAGAATTTCCTAACGGGTTCTCTATTAGAGATTCGTCCGATGAGTATTAATAAACTTCAAGGACTTAGACCTAAAATATCATCAGTAGATGAATGGTTATCTGGCGATACGCGTGAAGACCCCATTGGCGCTATTGAGCAAGGAGCATCTAAATTAGATGACTATTTAATAGTAGCTGTTAGTTCAGAGGGAACCGTTCGTAACGCAAGTGGTGATACAATTAAGATGGAGTTATTAGATATATTAAGAGGCGATTATATTGCTCCACATACCTCAATATTCTATTATAAGCTCGATAATATTAATGAAATAAATGATCCTGCAATGTGGGTTAAGGCGGCTCCTAATTTAGGTAAAACTGTATCCTATGAGACATATCACCTAGACGTCGAACGTGCCGAGAATGCGCCCGCAACTAGAAACGATATAATTGCGAAAAGATTTGGTATACCTATGGAAGGGTATACATATTTCTTCACTTATGAGGAGACATTAGTACATAGACCTGTTGAATTCTGGGGATTACCTTGCGGACTTGGTGCGGACTTATCACAGGGCGATGACTTCTGTGCGTTTATATTCTTGTTCCCTTTATCTACCGGTAAGATCGGTATTAAAACTAGATGTTACATTTCCTCATTGACATTATTTAAACTTCCGCCCGCTATGCGTCTCAAGTATAACGAATTCATAGAAGAAGGTAGTCTAATTGTTTTAGAATGTACCATATTGGATATGATGGAAGTATATGATGAGTTAGACGAATTCATTCAGAGAAGCGAATATGATGTTCGGAGCTTTGGCTTCGACCCTTATAATGCTAAAGAATTTGTTGAGCGATGGACACTAGAAAATGGACCATTTGCCATAGAAAAAGTTATACAAGGATCTAGAACAGAATCTGTGCCATTAGGTGAATTAAAAACTTTGGCTGAAGAGCGCATGATAGTGTTTGACCAAGTTCTTATGACATTTGCTATGGGTAATGCCATAACCATGGAAGATACTAATGGTAATAGAAAACTTTTAAAGAAACGATATGCCCAAAAGATAGACCCGGTATCAGCAATGCTTGACGCATGGGTCGCTTACAAATTAAATAAAGAAACCTACGAATAAAGGAGTTGAAACATGGACGACGTCTTAATGCATTATGGTGTTCTGGGTATGAAGTGGGGCGTCAGAAGAGGTCCTGAATTCACAGGTCGACAAAAGATATCAAAAGGAACAACCATGTATCGTGTATCTGCCAATAAAAATGAAACGACGGATGGACCTAAGTACGTGACATATTTATCGCCAGACAGAGATCTATATAGAAGTAATTATGCTAAAACCATAGTGAACCAATCAACCACGTCTACGAATGGAAAACCCTATGAGCATACTTATACCTTAAAGAAAGATATCAATATCCCTTCACGAAACGAGCTTAGTATGACTGTCAAAGAAATAATGACCGATAAAAAAATGGCTAAAAAAGTATTTGATAGTTATGGAAAAGCAATGGTAAATACATTCTCTTATCAAGAATCTATATTTAATCGTCTTGATGGCGTTTCTATGTCTAATTTTGAAAAAGAGTATAATAAAGAAAAATCTAAAATAGGTAAAGAAATATCCTCGGGTCTTCTTAAAAACTATGGAAAATGGACACCAATAGAATTAATGGCGACATCAACTAAGACACTTGGCACAAATAAAGAGTTCAAAGATGCCATTATAGCAAAACTCAAAACGAAAGGTTATGATGCCATGGTTGATGAAGCTGGTGTTGGAGGTCTAAATGGATGGGGACGAGAGGGCGTCAATCCTTTAATACTGTTTGATGGCGCAAACACTATTGATAGAATAAAGACAAAAACTGTTGGTAGCTATACTCAGAAAACGGCTACAAATAAACACACTAAATGGGCTAATACAGCTAATAGATATAGTTCTAATAATAATTGGTAAGTAGTACTTCCAATAGAAAGGATGCCTATGGACACAACAGAATTTTTACAACACTATGGCGTACCAGGTATGAAGTGGGGTGTTCTACGAAGTGGAAAAAGGACTGACAGAATCGCTAGAAAAGTAGACAAAGCAGTCGTTAGTTTCGATCGTGGTAGCCGAAGAGTTAATGCGGATACGTTTAGAAACTTAAGTAGAAGTACTAGACGCGTCACGTATAAAACAAACAAACGTATCGCAAAACTTAATAGGTTCATCAACTCCACTAAAGGGGAAACTGTTAACAATTTAATATTTAAATTTAAAAAAAATCCAGAGAAAGTAAAATTGGCTAAAGATTTTATAGAAAGAAGTCAAATACAAACTAAGAAATTATCGGAAATAAGGACTTCTATTATGGATGTAAAATTAGATTTATTATAGAAAGGATGCCTATGGACACCACAGAATTTCTACAACATTTTGGAGTACCCGGTATGAAATGGGGTCATAAGAAAACACCCGAGGCTATTGCAGCTAGGGGTGAACGTCTTAAAAAACAGTCTGACAAATCAGAAGTAAGAGTTGGTAAAACTAACTTAAAAGTGGCCAAATACCAACATAAACTACAAAAATTCCAAGCAAAAGCCGGATTTGAGTACTCTGATAAAGAATTAAAGAGGGCTAGACAATTATCTAAAAGACTTTCTCGCGCTAATCGTAAGAATATTCGAGCAACAAGAAGCGCGGTTAGTATCAAAAAGAAAATCTATGCGAATACTAAATTAGCTGAAAAAGTTAAAAAACGTATGTCTGAGATAGAGCCAGCAGTAGTTAATCTTGGAAAATCAGTTATTGACGGTATGAAAGGAGAGTAATCCATGAGTGTTAATGATCGTATAAGGCATGCATGGAATGCCTTCACAACTAATAAAGACCCCACGGAACGATACAGAACCAATCAAGGAGCCCCTACGTCATATCGACCAGATAGACAACGCTATTATGTTGGTTCCGAAAAATCAATAGTTATATCTATCTACAACCAATTGGCGTTAGATGTATCGGCTATCGATATTCGACACGTTAAAGTAGACGCTAATAATCGTTATACAGGCGATATTAAATCAGGTCTAAATAACGCCCTTAGCGTGGAAGCCAATATCGATCAAACAGGATTAGCCCTTATACAAGATATAGCAATGTCGTTATTTGATGAGGGCGTTGTTGCGGTTGTTCCTGTAGACACCACGATCGATCCTACGGTATCAACCGCTTATGAAATAAATACGTTAAGAGTAGGTAAGATAGTCGAGTGGTATCCAACCGCAGTTACAGTTCGCTTGTATAATGAAAAAACCGGTTTGAAAGACGATGTTACACTTCCTAAAAGTATGGTTGCTATAATTGAGAATCCTATGTTTGCCGTAATGAATGAGCCAAACTCAATGTTGAAACGATTAATAAATAAACTTCAACTACTGGATGCAGTTGATGAGCAAAGTAGCTCCGGAAAGCTAGACTTAATAGTCCAGCTACCTTATATTGTAAAAACGCCAGCAAGACAAGCGCAGGCAGATGAGCGTCGAAAAAATATTGAAATGCAGCTGTCTGGAAGTAAATATGGAATAGCGTATATTGATGGTACTGAAAAAGTAACTCAATTAAATAGGCCAGCTGAAAATAATCTAATGGCGCAGGTTACATATTTGACGGCAGTTGTCTATAATCAATTAGGTTTAACCGAGAGTATATTTAATGGCACCGCTGACGAGCCGACAATGTTAAATTACTTCAACCGATCTATCATACCAATAGTTAAAGCTATTACCACAGAGTTTGATAGAAAATTCATAACAAAAACAGCCAGAACTCAAGGACAAGCGGTTCGTTATTTTAGAGATCCGTTCAAATATGTCCCCGTAAGTCAAGTAGCCGAACTTGGAGATAAGCTTACAAGGAATGCAATTTTATCATCTAATGATATGAGGGCTATCATCGGATATAAACCTTCAACAGACCCTAAGGCAGAGGCACTTAGTAATAAGAACCTTAACCAAAATGAAACCGCAGAACCAACCCAGCAAAAAACTATCGAAGGGAGTACTACAAATGAAATATGATTTCGGAGGATATGCAACGAAGAATGATATTCGTTGTACAGACGGACGAACAATTCGACAAGATGCGTTCAAACATCAAGATGGAACTAAGGTTCCTCTAGTGTGGCAGCACAAACACGATACACCATCAAATGTTTTAGGACATGCGATTTTAGAAAATAGAGAGGATGGCGTGTATGTCTACGGTAAATTCAATGATACTGAATCTGGGCAAAATGCTCGAGAACTAGTTCATAATGGAGACGTTGATGCACTTTCAATCTATGCGAATCAATTAGTTCAAAAAACTATGGATGTTGTACACGGCTTTATTAACGAAGTTAGTTTAGTTTTAGCCGGAGCAAACCCAGGCGCTATGATCGACAACTTAAATATTAGTCATGGAAATGGCCAATACGAAATCGTTGAAGACGAAGCGGTTATTTATAACGGTATAAATTTAGAATCTGATGACGATTTAGAGCATTCCGATGATTCTACAATAGAAGACGTTCTCGATACATTGAATGACGAGCAACGAGAAGTTGTAGATTTCTTAATAAGCGAAGCTTTAACTCATTCTGCAGATGCAGCGGACGATACTGTTTCTCATGCAGCAAATGAAGACATGTCTTTACAAGAGGTATTTGATACCCTATCTGAACAACAAAAAACCGCAGTTTATGCAATGATTGGCTACGCAATTGAGGAATCAATGAGCCATTCGGCCGAAACAGACCCACAAAATAATGACTCGTTAGAGCATTCCACTGAAGGAGGAACTAAAATAATGAAACGTAATGTATTTGACAAAACTGAAGTAGCGGTAGCTAAAAATACTTTAACTCACGCTCAAATTAAAGCAATCGTTGACGATGCACAAAAGACGGGTTCTTTTGCTGACTCATTCTTAGCTCATGCTGGTACATATGGTATCGATAACATCGACTACTTATTCCCAGATGCAAAATTACTTAATGGCGAACCAGACTTTATTAGTCGCCGAATGGGTTGGGTTGCAAGTGTTCTTACTGACACTCATCATTCACCATTCTCAAGAATTAAAACCGTTCATGCGGATATTACTGCAACAGAAGCAAGAGCTAAAGGTTATGTTACTGGTAATGAGAAGATTGAAGAAGTCTTTGGTTTACTTAAGCGCGTGACAACTCCTACAACTGTTTACAAGAAACAAAAATTAGATCGCGATGATATTCTTGACATCACTGATTTAAATGTTGTTAGCTGGTTAAAAGCTGAAATGAGAATTATGCTTGACGAGGAAGTTGCAAGAGCTATTCTTATTGGTGATGGTCGTTCTGTTGCTTCTGATGATAAGATCAAAGAAGAGAATATTCGTCCTATCTACACCGATGCTGATCTTTATGCTGTTAAATTACAATTAGCTGTTGCTTCAACTACTACAGCTATCGTTGAAGCTATTATCGCTTCTCGTAAACTTTACAAAGGTTCCGGAACTCCAACATTCTACACAACTACTGACTTTGTAACAGATATGTTGTTACTTAAAGACACTACTGGCCGTAGAATTTACAAGAGCGTTGCGGAAATAGCTGAAGACTTACGCGTTGCTAAGATCGTTGAAGTTGAAGTTATGGAAGGTATCACCCGTGATGTACTTACTAAGACTTATAACTTAGTTGGTATTATCGTTAACCTTAAAGACTACAATGTTGGCGCTGACAAAGGTGGCGAAATTGGTATGTTTGATGACTTCGATATCGACTTCAACCAATACAAATATTTGATTGAAACTCGTATGTCTGGTGCGTTAACAAAACCAAAATCAGCGATCGTTGTTGAAATCGAACAAGCTTAGTGACCGATAGGAGGTAATGCGCGTGGCTAAATTTTATGGCAACATTGGATTCTCTGAGACTGTCGAAACGGAACCAGGCGTATGGACTCCAAGGATAACTACAAAGAAATACTCAGGAGATGTATTACAGAATGTCGGCAAGAAATACCAAGAAACCGCGAACCTTAATGATGATTTAAACATTACAATGCGGATAAGTATTATTGTCGACGCGTATGCATCTCTTAACTTTCCTAACATGAAGTATGTTGAGTATTTAGGTTCAAAATGGAAGATATCCAAAATCGACATAGAACCCCCTAGACAAATCATATCAATAGGAGGTTTTTATAATGGGTAACCAAGCAGCATTACAAACAATTTTAGAGGCTATCCCAGGCGTAACAAAGGTTTATTATCAACCACCAGCGAACATCGAAATGAAATACCCTGCAATTGTTTATAACATAACAGCTATCAATACAAAGTATGCTAGTAATATGCTTTATAAGCAAAAAATAGGGTATCAAGTGACGATTATTCATAATGGGACTAATAAGACTATACGCCCATATCTAATGGAACACTTACTCGCTAAGTGGGTAAGAAGTTTTAATAAAAATAACCTTGTTCACGAAATATTCGAACTATACTTTTAAGGAGGAACACAAACAATGGCAAAACTTATTTGGGATCAAGCTGGAGCACGTCTTTATGAGACTGGTGTATCCAATGGCGTATTATATGTAATGGACGCAACAGGAACTTATCCTTTGGGCGTTCCATGGAATGGTTTAATCAGTTTATCAGAAAGTCCAGAAGGGGCTGAATCAAATCCGATATACGCGGACAATTTAAAATATCTAGATCTTATCTCACCAGAGGAGTTCAAAGCAACTCTTGAGGCGTATACTTATCCAAAAGAATTCGAAGCGTGTGACGGCTCTGCCGATTTAGCGCCTGGTGTATCTCTTGGGCAACAAGGTCGTAAGTCTTTTGGTTTATGCTACAAGACTAACATCGGAAATGACATTGATGATGATCTAGGCTACAAACTTCACATCATTTATGGATGTAAAGCAAGTCCATCAGAGAAACAATATCAATCTTCTAGTGATTCACCAGAAGCAATTGCTTTCTCATGGGAGATAAGTTCTACACCTGTTACTGTTGAAGGTTTCAAACCTACATCAACGATTGTAATTGACTCTAGAACTGTAACTGCTCCTAAATTAGCTCTAATTGAGGCGGAATTATTCGGCGATGCATCTAACCCAGCGAATCTTCCTTCTCCAGCAGATCTATTAGCTCTATTAGCATAATTAATTCACTAGAGGGTGGTACGTATAATATCGCCCTCTTTTAATAAACCATATTGGAAGGAGAAACCCACAATGATTAAGAAAACAGTTACATATAATGATTTTGACGGAAAAGAAAGAACCGAGGATTTTTACTTTAATTTAACAGAGACTGAGTTAGCTGAATTAGAGCTTTCGCATGCTGGTGGATTGAAGAAGGCGATAGAGAAGATCATCGCAGCACAAGACTCTAATGCCCTAATTAAAATATTTAAAGACATTGTAATATTATCCTATGGCGAAAAATCTCCTGATGGAAGAAGATTCATAAAAACACAAGATGTGGTCGACGCGTTTACTCAAACGGAAGCCTATAGCTCCATCTTTATGGAACTAGCCTTTAACGACGTTGCCGCTGCTGAATTTATTAATGGATTACCTTCAAAAGGTGCTAAGAAACAATAGATGAAAGGAGACTAGCAAATGCTAACAGTTATCATAGAAGGAACCGAATCTTATGATGCGGAATTAGAAGAATTTGTGTATAGTAAATCGCAGACGTTGATACTCGAACATTCGCTAGTCTCAATTTCCAAATGGGAATCAAAATGGAAGAAAGCCTTCATGAGTAAGGTTGAGAAAACTAATGAGGAGACTCTTGATTATATTCGTTGTATGACAGTCTCTAAAAATTTCGACGATATAGGATACAAGATGTTAACCGCAGAGAATATTAAAGATATTCGAGCTTATATAGATGATCCAATGTCGGCAACAATAATAAATCAAAGTGGTAAAAACAATAATAAAGAAACTATAACTTCGGAGTTGATATATTATTGGATGACATCTCTTAACATTCCATTCGAATGCCAAAAATGGCATCTTAATAGATTATTAACCTTCATAAGTTTATGCAACCTTAAGAATTCTCCTAAAAAGAAAATGAATAAGCGAGAAATACTTGAGAACAATAAACGTTTAAATGAGGAACGAAGGGCTAAGTTGAATACTACAGGATAAGGAGAAAGATGATGTTTCGAATTAGTAGTTCTGGAAATTTTAATAATGCAAGATCATTTCTTAATCGAGCATCTAACCATGAAACCATGTCCTTATTAAATAAATACGGAGCTTTAGGAGTAGAAGCTTTGGCTGCGCATACGCCGGTTAACTCAGGCGAAACTGCAAATTCTTGGGGTTATGAGATAACAAAAACCAGTAAGGGTTATCGACTTACATGGACTAATGATCACATAGTAGATGATGTCCCTGTAGCTATACTTATACAATATGGTCATGCGACAAATAACGGAGGTTATGTGCAAGGTTTAGATTATATAAATCCCGCACTACATTCGCTTTTTAATGATATGTCATACACTATATGGAAGGAGGTTGTTGGAAAATGATAGATAATAAAATTGTTAAAATGGAGTTTGACAACAAGCAATTTGAACAAAATGTGCAACAAACAATAAAAACACTGGATGATCTTGACAAGGGTTTAAAACTAGATAATGCAGTAAAAGGTTTGTCTAATTTAGATGCATATATCAAGAAATTCTCATTGGACGCAATAGCAGCAAGTCTCGAAAACATATCTTCAAAGTTTAGCAATATGAGTATCATTGGAATAACAGCACTTCAGAATTTAACAAATAGTGTAGTGGACCAAGGTAAGAAAATGGCGGCGGCATTAACTATCGATCCTATAAAAACTGGATTGAGCGAATACGAAACTAAGATGAATGCTATAAAAACGATCTTATCTAATACTAAAGCTAATGGAACGACATTAGATGATGTCAATAAAGCGTTGGCACAGTTGAATGAGTATTCGGATAATACCGTATATAACTTTGCTCAGATGAGCGACATGGTTGGAAAATTTGCTGCTAAATCTGGCGAATTAGATACCTCAGTAAGCATTGTTCAAGGTTTAGCTAACTTAGCCGCAGAAGCAGGTGTTGATAATACACGACTTCAAGGAGCCCTATATCAAGTATCTCAGATGTCCGAGACTGTAAAATCTTTGGACTGGAGTTCTATGGATACTGCCGGATTAGCAACTGTGAAATTTAAGAACGATTTGATTGCGATGGCTAAATCCATGGGCACGATCGATACTAAAACTCTTGAGGAATTAGAAAGTGGAGTCGTATCTTTCCGAGATACATTAAAAAATGATTGGTTAACTAAAGGCGTATTTTCAGCAGTAACCGAAATGTACGCACTAGATGAGGCAATGACTGCTTCTGCTGGTGAAGTAACAACCTTTACTAAATTAATGATAGTTCTTGCCGAAACAATGCAATCTGGTTGGGCTGTTTCTTGGGAAAAGATAATAGGTAATAAAGATCAATCTACAAAAATGTTTACTTCTATAAAAGATGGTTTTTCAGCATTAGTTAAACCATCGATGGATGCTCGCAATAATGCCTTAGAGTTTTGGAATACTATGGGTGGAAGACAAGCCATTATAGATTCTTTAAAAAATGCTTTTACGAGTTTACAAAATATTATAGAACCAATAACCAGCGCATTTAAAAACATATTTCCACCATTAACTGGTCAAAAACTTGTCGATATTTCAAAAGGTATATTGAAATTAACAGAAATGTTCCGAGTTACAGAAGCTGATGCAGATAAACTTCGGAATATATTCGGCGGATTATTTTCTATCCTTGGTATAGGCGCACAAGTAGTAACTAGTATATGGAAAGCCTTTACTGGCTTATTCTCATCATTCTCAGGTATCGATTTAGGGATACTTGATTTTCTACAAAACATTGCTTTCTTTTTTATTGGATTAAATCTATATTTAAAAGAGAGTGATGCATTTACTAAAGCAATTACCACTATTTTTAATACCTTTAAGAACTTTTTTGGGTTCATTGGAGGCATGGCGGTATACGCGTATAATGCTATTTCATCAATATTAAAATCTTTTGATGGGTTTGGAACTGTTGATTTATCAGGAATGACCGAGTTTAAAGATAAAGCATTAACTGCTTTAGCCCCAATAGCAAGTATTGGTGGAAAACTAGAAGCATCGTTCGATAAAGGTGTTACATCGGTAGGAAATTTTGCAAAGTTTATAGGTAATATTGGAAAGAAGATAGGTCTTGCTTTTAGCACAATTAAGAATGCTATCGGTAATAGTTTTGACGGTCTCGATATGGGACCTTTAAAAGAAATATTTAACGCCGGTATTATATCAGGATTTATGATAATATTAGTTAAACTAACCGCAGTGTTCACGAAGTTTTTAACCAAAGGACCAGACTTTCTAAAAAGTATAACCGCTGTTTTGGATGGTGTAAAGGAAAGCTTAGATGCTTATCAACAACAATTAAAAGCTGGAACCTTAATTAAAATTGCGTCGGCTATTGGGTTACTAACTTTATCATTAGTAGTTCTATCACTGCTTAATGCGGAAAAACTTGGAGCAGGCTTAACGATAATGGGATTACTATTTCTCGAACTATTTGGCGCTGCAGGTATTTTTACTAAAATTTCGAAAGATGGTTCGTTGAGTAATATAGGAAGTATTACATTAACCCTATTAGCACTAAGTATATCAATGGTTATATTGACAAAAGCGGCGGCAAATTTAGCTAGCCTAGATGTTGATAAAATAGGAGAGACTACAAGAGCTGTTGGATCACTTATGATTGCAATGTCAGTATCTGCTATTTTAATATCCAGGGTCGAAGATAATATTATAAAAGCATCAATAGGACTTATTGCATTTGCTTATGCGATGGCTAAGATCATAAATGTAGTACAAGATCTTGGAACAACGCCCCTAGATGAATTAGCAAAAGGTATCATAGGTGTTGGTATTATAATAGGAGGTCTGTTGTTATTCTTAAGATTTGGAAAGGTCGATAAATTTGGCGTTTCTGGAGGTCTAGGAATGACTGCTTTAGCTAAGGGTATTCTTATATTAGCTGGAGCTGTTGCTATATTTGGCGTTATGGATTTAACCGTTATGGGAAAAGGTTTGCTTGGAGTTGGAATATTATTAGGGGCTTTAGGCGGTTTTGCTTATCTCGCAAGTAAAAATAATAGTATGATAACGACTGGTATTGGCGTAGCCATATTAGCGAAGGCTCTATTATTATTTAATGACGTAATAACACAATTTGCAACTATACCTTTTAAAACATTGATATCTGGTTTATTTGGCATGGGTAGTGCCTTAGTAGTAATAGGTCTTGGTATGAGAGTTATGCCCGCAGATTTATTACTTAAAGCAGTCGGCCTTATTGTATTAGCGAAAGCTTTACAAATGTTATCAGGGACCTTACAGACCTTAGGCACAATGGACGTTGAAGTTATTAAACAAGGTTTACTTGTATTAACCGCTTTATTTGGCGGTTTAATAATTGTAGGTTTCGCATTAGGACCAGTTCTCCCTGTATTATTAGGCGCAACAGTCCTTATTGCCGGTCTATCCTTAAGTATGATGGCCGCCGGAATAGGAGCGGCTGCGTTTGCAGCAGGCCTTCTATCTTTAGCTACTATTGGTACAGTTGGAATAGCCGCAATTAGCGCAGTAATACTAACTATTATAGACCTCATTCCATTAGCGATGCAGTCTTTTGCGACTGGTATAATTGAATTTGTACGAATAATGGGAGAAGGTATACCAGTGTTTATGAAAGTTGCTGAGGCTCTTATATTAGGGTTTGCGACCGTTATAAGCACTACTACACCACAAGTATTAGATAAGATGCTCGACATGCTGCTAAAACTACTCGTGATAATTAACGAGAAACAAGGTGCATTAATTGATGCGGCGATTAGTATAATGTTAGGTTTCTTAACCGGACTAGCATCTAAAACTGAGGCCGTTACAATTGCGGGTATATCTGTTATATTAGCTTTTATAGATGGTATAGCAGCTAAATTGCCAGCTATCATAGACTCGGCAGTTAATTTAATGATTCAGTTTATCGAAGGATTAGCAGCGACTTTAGAACTTAGAGGGCCTGATCTTATAGCAGCATTTATGCACTTATTTGAATCAATATTCCATCTAATCGTAGACGCGTTTAGTTTCTTTGGCATTGATCTTGAAGAAGTCGGAACAAAAATTATGGAAGGTTTAGTATACCTATTTACAGACTTTATACCAGATGTAAAACAAGCATTTGTAGACCTTGTATGGAGTGCACTCGATGCGATTGCAGGATTTGCCGACGACTTCAATGAAGCAGGCACAAACGTCGTTAAAGGCTTCCTAAAGGGTATTACTGGTGGTATGAAGGACGTTACTGACGGAGTTAAGAATGTCGGTAAGGGTGCATTAACCGCTATGAAAGAAGTTCTAGACATTAATTCTCCATCAGAGATGTTTGCTTGGATTGGCGAGATGGTTGATAAAGGTATGGCGAACGGCGTTAAGAAGTTCTCATACTTACCAGCCGATGAATCTGCCGATATGGGTAACCATGTTCTAGATAACATAGATGCTCTCAAAATGGAAGCAGCTGGTAATAAATCTGGAGAAGCTGTTGGTACAGGATTAGCTGACGGAATTAATTCGTCAAAAAGCACCGCTATAAAAGCCGCTGACGATGTTGGAAAAAGTTTATTTGATAAGACATCTGAGTGGATAAACGAAATGAAGTATTATAATAAGTTAAATCTTCAACAAGAGTTGGCCGAGTGGAATAAATTAGGAAATAATCCTAGTTTAACAGCTGAGGATCGTATTAAGCTTGCTAAGGAACAATACAGACTTAGTAATGAAATAGACGATGCAAAATTCAAACACTCAAAAGACTGGATAGACGAACGACTTTACTATGGCGAACTTTCCTTGGTTGAGGAATTAGAAGCATGGCAAAGAATCCAAGGACGATATGCGAAAGGAACAGAAAAGCGCAAAGAGGCCGACAGAGAAGTTTATCGTCTAAAGAAAGATATAATTGCTAAACAAGAAGAACTCGACAATGAGTATTATGAGAATACAAAAAAGATCAACGAACAATTGATCGCCGATGTTGAAGCAGTTACAGCGGAGTATGAAAATGCGGTAACCAGCAGAGCAGATGCTTTGTATTCATCGTATGGTTTATTTGACAAAGTCGAGGAGAAGATGAATGCTAATGGTTCAGTCCTAACCGACAATCTGAGAGATCAGGTTAGTGAACTTAAGGACTGGAAAGCTAGTATTGCATCTTTGAAAAGTAAAGGTATTGATGATGCGCTTCTTACGGAATTAACTGATATGGGGCCAAAAGCAATATCTGAAATAAAAGCTTTAAATAACATGACTGACGGTCAATTATGGATATATGTGGAGTTATGGAAATCCAAACATGAAGAAGCAAGATCACAAGCAGAAATAGAACTTGTTGGAATGCGAACCGATATGGAAGCTCAAATACAAGCATATAACGACTCTACGGCTGAAGAATTAGCTATTACTACTGAAATATGGGAGACCGAATTAAGGAATCTCAATAAGGTAGTATCTACAAATTTCGATACTATGAGTAAAGAAAGTGTCGATACAATAAAAGCTATGGGCGTAAATATTGACAAGGAAGTTAAGATCATTACGGATAAAACAAAAGTAGCTTTTGAGAGCGCTGGTTGGGATACTACAGGAAGTAATATGATACTAGGGATCATTTCCGGTATGAAACTACGAACTGAAGAGTTAATTAAGACGTCTGCTTCTATTGCTAAGTCTGCTCTATTTGCAGCAAACAAAGCTCTAGGTTGCAAATCACCATCTAAGGAGTTTGAGAAACTTGGAATGAATGCGGATCTAGGATTCATTAACGGTCTCAATGCTTATAGCGGACAAGTTTCTGCGCAGAGTACAGATGTTGGAGTTCAAGCAGTAAGTGCCTTGAGTAAAGCCTTAACCACCGTTGGCCAATTTATCTCAGGAGATATGGAATTAAATCCAACTATTACTCCCGTTCTTGACCTAACAAATGTTCAAAATGGAAGTAAAGCATTACAAACAATGCTTAATGGTACAACAGTTCCTTTAAATGCTAGCGCGTCTATAAACGCTAGTATGGCCGCTAGAGCTCAAGGCATCACCGAGCAGCAGCAAGCGACAACTATCACTAACAATCGTACGCCTATAACAATTAGCGTAGTAAATCAGGTTCGAAGTGATGCGGATATTACAAAAGTAAATCGTGGATTAGATAATCTTATAAACAAATACAATAATGCTAAAGGAGTGTTTGCGCAATGATGATAGGTAGTTTTAGTTTTGACGGAGTTGAAAGCAGCTCCTTTGGCCTTGTCTGTAAAAGTGTAAAGAGACCACTATTACCACAAAGAAAAATTAGTAGAAAAGATGTAGTTGGGGTATCTGGGGTTTTTGACTCAGATATCTCAGCTTACGAAATGCGAACTATTACTATAAAAGTAACATACATTGGTGAAGATTATTATGAACTAAGAACTAGAGCTAGAAGTATAGCCTCTTGGTTGAGCGCTAAGGGTTGGCGAGAACTGCAACTCCACGACGAAGATGATAAATACTATTTAGCGAAGGTAACGTCTGAGATTGATTTGGAGAGTTTATGGGAGTCAGGAAGTGCTAATATAGTTTTCGATTGTCAACCATTCGCCTATGGTAACTATAAAAATCTAAACTTCGGAGTTGTAGAAGAAGGCATGTTCGATTTTAACTACGATGGAACGTATGAGATAAATAATACAAGTCCTATTGGCAGCAGATTCAAAATAACCATTTCCGGAGAATGGACCTCATTATGGCTAGACATGAACAATCGATATCTCGAGATTTCTAAAGTATCTACAGGAAGTAGTGTTATTATTGACAATGTCGCCATGGAAGTAACAATGGATGGAAACAACATATTCAGCGACTTATCCGGGGATGTCGATAAATTTTTACAAATAGAGCCCGGATTTAATGTATTAGCTGTTGGTGGAGATGATGTAGATGTGCAGGTGTATATTAATTACATTGAGATGTGGATATAGGAGGTGATATTATGATATTTATTTTAGACGCTAGTTTAAAAAGGCAAGGAGTTATTCAATTAGTCGATTCCGCAGCAAGAGAAGAGAGTATTAACGGAATAAATACTTTAGAATTAGAAGCTAATCTAAATTCAAAATTAAGCCTTCTTATAACCGAAGACAGCATATTAGAGGTTAACAATGATTATTTTGATATAGCCTATATAAAAAAAGAAGTCAACGAGAGTAATGACCACACAATTGAAATTCAAGCAGAACATATAAGTTATAGGTTGAATGACCCACAATATAATGTTGAATTCTTTACTGAGATGGGCACTCCAAGTTATATACTCACTAAGATCTTAGAGGGCACACCTTTCACTTTTGGTTATGTAGAAAGTACTGAATACACGGTTTATTCAGCCCAAGAACCAAAGTCTCGACGACAATTGTTGATGGAATTTGTGGCTTTCATAAGTGGCGAGGTGGTATTTTCTCAATTCGATGTGTCGATCCTTAGTCACAGAGGCTCTATTGATCCTATACCAACTATTACTGGTAAGAACGTAAATCTTATCTCAAAGATAGTTGATAAGCGCAAAAGAGATCAAAATGGGAATCCTCTTGTAAGTTATACATGTCGACCAATGTATTTACCAGGAGACAAGTATGAATTAGGCGATAATATTATACTTATAAATAGTGATCTTGGAATCTCTGAAGCTCTACGATTAGTAAGTATTTCTGTTAACCCGTATAATGAAAGCGAGACGACGTTACAATTTGCAACATATAATAATGGTTTAGCTGAAACATTATATCGGACTCAATTAAGTACTGTTATAAAAGATCGACTATACAACGGCACAAGAATTGGTCCAGAGTTTGGATTTGAGGCTGTACG